TGTACTAATATACCTGACCTACCTTTAACATCATATATCTCCCAAGTATATGGGAACTTATCACTTGTGTATGATTTAAACGGGTAAGTCCCTTCAGGTATACATGATTTGAAAGGTTCATTATCTAACCAAGGATTTTCCAACATATAACACAATAAACCCTTATCGTTAGATAGTGCACCTAACGTACAGTCTTCGCCGTTATAAAATCTTGTCAAAGTTATTTTCATATCGTCCTCTATGTGCTTAACGCCACTAAGTCAGCGTCGTCAAGTCTTGTGTCATAATATGTTAATGTTCTTATTATACCATTTAACTGACTACCTGTCTCGTCATAACCTATACGCATGTTAACAATACCTGTAGGTACAGTGCCAGATGTATCTGTAGAAACAGCCGCACCGTTAACAGATACAGCGAAATCATTAGCTTTATATGCGAAAGCGACCTTCGCCCGTATGTTAGAATCACCTGTGGATGTGGTAATTGAAACCTGCGATGAAGCTGTGTCTGTAACCTCACATACAATCTGTTTAGATGTAGCCGACTGAAATATATTAATAGAGTTATCAACGTCGCCATCATCCAATTGAATTACCATAGTTTTAGTATTATCAACTTCAGCGTAACGCTTAAAGTCTACAACTATCGTACCTTCAGTGTTGTTGAACCAACTATATGAGCTTAAATCCAATAAGAACTCATCTGCACCCCTAGTGGAAGACGTACCGAATGTGTTAATGTATGTTGTAGGTATGTCAGATTCTTCAAGTTGACATCCCCACACAGATATAGACTCATCACCTACACCGGTGAAACTTAACGTTGTTCCGTCAGCGATACCTACAACTAACTTTTGCGATGTGGTTGTACTATCTGCTATACCTGATATCCAAACACGATACCAACCGTCGTTATAAGACTCAACGCCGCTGTCATTTAAAGTAGCGTTAGCACCTGTAGCTGCCGCAGCTTGACTAACTGAGCCGTCAGATAAATCCACTATCATATCTATATAATGAGAATCAGTTGTATCTGACACTCTTAGATGCAAATCAGTTGAGGAGCCTTGTTTGGCGAACACAGAAGCTGTGAAGTTGTTAGACGTGGAGCCTGTAAAAGTTTGCTCAATATTGTGAACATCGGTAGCGGTATCGGCAAATATGAGGTCAGCGGTCCCTATCTCATCGGGTGCTGTTTCAGAATCATCCACAACCGTGCTATTATTAGTTGTCCAAGTGGTAGACAAGTCTTCAGACTGTAGGCAGACGTTAGTTGAGCCACCTTCTATAAATAGTCCGAAATCGCCGGAACCATCTTGAAGGTAGGCGTTTGCTCTAGCAACATTCCCTGCGGATCTGACTAATTTACCTGTACTATCGAAATAAGAAGCTCCTCCACTCCTACTAAACGTTATCTGTGCACTAGGAACTGATTCCACTATAGTGTAAGATGCGGGTAAAAGGTACTCCTCATTCTGTAACACCAACGGGTTATTGTTCATTTTCTACATCTATTTTTATATCTGTATCGATATCCACCGAAGAAGATAATCCTCCGGGGTTATCATGGTCAACATGTAAATTAAGTTCTAATTGAACGGGTTCTTTATCCATTATAATAACTCTCCTCTTAATCTTACCTTATAGTTAATGTTACCTGAAGAAGCGAACAACTGCAAGTCAGTTATTGCTGAGCCTGTAGCAACAAGTCCCCTAAAGTCAGCCGCCCTAAATACCGGTGCAGAGTCATATACTGATCCGTAAGCGTTAACGTATTTAAATGTAGCAGTAGATGTGTGGTTCTGTAAAGTTATAACACCTTGATAAAACTCACCTACACCTGTACCTAAAGAGATACTAAGGGCAAAACCTGTCGTACCGCCTGACCCCGCTAAAGCCGGAGTGGTGGACGTTCTCCTATCTAACGTGTATGTGTAACTAGACGAGGTTACATACGTCGAACCGCCATCTATTGATACTCTAGCGTTAAGCTCAACATCGTCTGTAACCGACGACAAGTAATCTACTTCCAAACTTATTTTACGATATAAGTTTAGACCCGATGCCGTTACCCCAGTAACGTTTGATTGTGTTGATTCAGCTATCGTCACCAGTTCTAAATCTCTTTCAGAGTTGGTACCTATACCAACATACCTAAACTCCCTACTGGTTGCACCCGATGTGGCCACTATCCTATAAGCATCTCCTGATGCATAAAACCCTACAAATCCATCTGAATCAGCCGTAGTCGGGTTTGTTATAGAAACTGTTCCGGCCCTATCCGAATAAATAGTAGCTAAAGCTCCTGTTGTTTCGGAATACACCGCAACTGTTGCAGAAGCAACCACATCTCCTGAACTATCTAAAACCGTACCCTGCCATCTAGCTAATGCCATATCAACCTCTTAATTTAAAAATAACTTTCCAGTTAGCTGTTGTGAACCCTGTTGGCGCACCTGTAGCGAAACTTAAAGCATATATACCGTTAGGTGAATTATTACCGAATTTAATTTTAATATTTGTACTATCTATTATTACCACTATTCCAACACCGGCCGTTGATGCTGATGTAGGATGCATACTATCAAATCTAACGATATCCCCTACAGCATATCCTAACTCAGCTGTCTTACAAACTAGGAAAATTTCAAAATCAGTTTTCGTAATATCAGATGCAGCTATACTTAAACCGTGGGGGATAGTGTACGACGTTCCTGATCCTATCGCGTATTCTGCGCTTACAAAAACCCTAGATGTTGTTGAATATCCTAACTGCTCAAATACAGCAATAGGATTATCTCTTAATCTTGTCATAAGAGAAGAAGTGACTGGTTTATTAACCGCTAATTCTGATGTTGCTATTGCACTGTATGTTGCCATAATTTATCTCCTAAACTATCCTGTATGCGTCACCATCATCTGACGGGAACGATTCTGTGGAATCATCACATATGAATCCTCCGAAATTTTTATCTGCGTCAGTCGTTGAACCATTATCGTAATCTGTTTGTGCGTTATCCTCTATGTAAGCGAACCTAGATCCAAATCCAGATATTGCGAAACCGAACGCCTGACACCTGTACTCGTATCTGTGCCCGTCTTCAACTTCAGTTATCTTAACCACCTGAAGTACGTCAACACGAGGTGCACCTCTAAAGTCAACTAACGACCTATGTGTCAATTCTATCACATCTCCCAATAAAATACTACGGTCTTTAGCGTCCATAGAAAATGTGATGTAGATAGGGTCGTCACGATATCTGGCAAGTAACCTACTTGATGCCGTGTTAGCCGCACCAGCGTTGGAGCTATCGAACCACCTGCTGAATATTCTGGTTACTCTCTTTTCACCATATTCATTAGTCGTCTCAGCGTCAGTGTCAATTGTAATGTTTAATCTTCTGTGGTTAGACGCGTCATCTAAAGATTCTGTAGGATTATATAATCCGAAATACACCCAAACCTGTGATATTCTCTCAGTGGTACGTCTTTCTATTTTCAAAGAATTAGCCACTATGTTAGCCGATTCATCCACTTCTTTAATCACCGTCTCATCTGGGACAGCCGGACGAATAGCTCTGAACTTTATCTCCTGATCCACCTCATCCCACCAAATATAACACGTACATTGTTGAACTATTTCTGACAATAACTTGGTCACACCTGTTGGTTCAGTTATCTTAGCATTAAGAGTGAATCCTGATAAATATGTAGAGGCTTCGGTTGACCAATCTGAGGCAGGGATATATGAGCTATCTACAGAAGCGAAGTTCTCAAGTAAATCCTTAATAACTAAGTCAACTCTTTCGTTACTATATATCTTAACTTGTTGGAAAGTTTCATCTGCGTCGTGGTCAACATCCTCAGTACCATATAAACCTCTTGCGGTTAACGTTACGGTATCCCCTGATCGGGTGTATGTTACAATCTCGTCACTAATTATAGCCGTACCTGATGAGGGGTATTCGCTGTTACCTATACCTGATGGCGACAAGGTTAAAGAACCTGCACCCGACAATATACCTGAGTCTAATTTACCTGTACTTGGTTCAGGGCATTGTGCACGTTTATCATCAGCTAGTTTTAAAACGTCCTGAGCTACAACCGTAACCTTACCGTTAAAATCAGGACCATCTATTCTTTGTATTAAGTAATTGTAAACTCGCATGTCGGCAACATCTTGACCAACATACCCACGCCTCACCCTGAGAGGTCTATTTTGATAGTAAGGGTTTCTACTTAACCACTTCGACCAGAAGAAACTTTGTTGTAGTGGGTCGTAACTTCTATCAGACCTATATGGGTCAACTAGTTTATCATTATAAGGATGGTCTTTGAAAGTGATTCTTATTGAAGAGTTTCTACCTAGAGGTCTACTGTCCGGGTCAGATGAACCTATGCTAAGTTCACTTGGAATATTGGTTACATCTACTAATGACGGGATATAGAATTCACCTTTTGGGAAAGAGCTGTTAGGTTTAACGAACTTCAAAGTTAAAGTAGTTTTATCGTAGTTGGCAGTATCTTGACATGTTTTGAAAGTATTAAAACATTTGGTTGCCCCCGTTGTGTTCACTGCGGCAGTACAGGGAGCTGTCCCGTAAGTTCTACTACAGAAGTCTTGGTCTATCTCAACTATAACTAAAGGTTCTCTACCTATAGTGTTTTCATCTACCATTACTCAATATATCCTTCAACTTTAAAGCTTGTGGTCATTAAGTTCGCCTGACCTTTGTTTGTAACAGATATATCACCATTTGTCCAGACATAAGCTACCTCATCTGCGTAAGTTACTGTTGGTCGCCAAGCGAAGAAGAACGGATAAACCCTTGCGCTCTCCATGAAGGGGTAGAAGTCTGAACGAACCCAAGGTGCTGTAAGATTATCTAAAGCTATTGTCGTGGAGGCACCTTCTCTTATTATGGAACGACCTAAGAATTGTCCATTCTCAGAAGATTGAGGACGAATAACCGTGTTCTTAGATAATGTTATAGGGGTATGTCCTCCGTAAATCATACGTTGGGAAACCAGAACACTACCAATATTAACCACCGCTACCGACGGCATAGTTGCACCTGTGCCACCTGATAAAGTTATTCTGAACTTGGAAGACGTAACTTCGTCAAATATGAACATTATTGTCTTATTGCCGTTCTCACTACCAGGTAGAACTGATCCTAACGACACCCAACTACCTGGAGATAAACCGTCCCAATACTCTAACTCAACCTGATTACCTGTCTCAGTCAACGTATGCCCTGCTATACCGCAATAGTCCGCTGTAACTGCTTCTGAAAACTCGAAGGTTAAGGTTGCAGGTACCGCCGTTGGCTCCCAAAAGTCATAAGTTAAACCGTTGATAACACTCTCACCGTCGTTGTCACCATCTTCCGTACTCGCTGTTATCGTGCAGTCACTTTGACGAAGAACATTAGCATAACCGAAACGAGGATACTTTAACGACTGCTCTGCCGCTGTAGTACTTAAAGCCAATGCACCTGATATTACTAACGCCATTACACAACACTCAAACCTTTAATTACTGCACCGTTCTCAACTTCCTCATTTATAGCTTTAATCAACTCGTTAACCTGTTGACCTGAGAATGATTGATCTTTGTCGACACCACTTATACCTATATTTAAGCCTCTTGTGCTTTCTTGAGACCCTCCCGATTGAGTAGAGGAACCTGCGGAACTTATTGAAGCTGTACCCCCACTGCCCCCTCCTGACGAACCTCCACCTTGGAACTGCTGACTAGCTATTGTAGCTATTTGAGCCGCACCTAGGGCACCTATACCTGCCGCTATTGGGGCAGCTACTGGAAAAGGGAAGTCCTGAAAAGCTCTAGTTATACCCGCAGCAGTAGATATGACCGCTTGACCTATACCTAATGCCTTATGCAGTTCAAAAGCTTTTTTATTATGTTTAGCCGCCTCACTTGTTACCGTCATTAACGTACCTATCGTCCCTGCGATAAGTTGGCTACCTTCTAACTCTTTTAACTTCTTAAATTTGTTTGAAAATTCTTGCTGTTTGGCGAACAGGTCTCCGTAGAGTTTAGCCTCAGCTTCACGTCTTTCCTCATTCTTCTTATCGTCAATCTCTTTAAGTTCTTCTCCAGCTTGGCGTCTTAGTTCCTTCTCAGCTTCAATATAACCACCTTTTATTTCTAACTTATTTTCTTCAAATTGACGAAGTAGCTCTTTTTCTTTCTCATACTTGTGCATGATTAGCTGCTGCTCACCCATAATTCTTTCTTCTATTTCCTCTAATTTGGGCTTTAATTTTTTTTGCTCTTCCTCTAAGGCCACCTTAGCCGCAATAGCTTCATTGAGCTTCTTCTGAGCTTCGGCCTCTCGGTTAAGATTTTCCTCAGCTATCTTAGCTTGTTTTTCCCTTACCTTATTACCTCTCTCCGCAGCTTCTCTGAAATACTTTTCTTCTTCCTCTATTTCTTTTCTGGATTTCCATAGGTTATGGAATAAGTCTGCCCTTTTCCTACCTATGTTCTCCAAATGTAAGTAAACCTTATTTGTAGCTTTTAATGCCTCGGTTTGGGTATTTATAGCTAAAGTCGCCACATCTAATATGGATGAACCTCTAGCCATCTCATCGAAGGTGTTTTTTAACTTTACTTTAGCTGAGTCATAGGTATTACCCATAGACTCGGCCGCCCCTGTGTTCTTACCTAAAGCTTCCGTTAGTGGACCTTTCATCATCTCAGCGGTTACCTTACCTGTTGACACCATGTCTATTAAACCGTCCAGATTAGTGCCCATAGCCGACGCAAGGTCCATAAGTGATCCGGGTAAATGCTCCGTAACCTGCTTTAAGTTCTCCATCGTCACGACACCCGAACCAAGTAACTGAGATAACCCAAAGAATAGTCTTTCAGCGTTCCCTGCCGTAACTCCGAAAGCTTTCATGTTATCGTTAATAAGTTCCACGATGGTGCGCATCTCACCCATCTCCAATGCGCCTGATTTTACTGACGGTAATAATCTGGTGTAAGCGTCGGCCATACGTGCTATAGATACGTTCTGACGATTTGCGGTACTTATCACATATTCCATAGCAATATTAGCTGAAGTCATACTTCCTGTTACGGCTTTCAACCTAAAATCCAACTGCTGCATCTTATCTGCGGCAGCTAAATAAGCCTTACCCACCTTGAACACCGTAGCACCGATAGCTAACTTAGCTGCGAGTTTTTTAAAATGCTTTGTCATCTTACTTGTAGACTTTTCAACAGACTTCTCAGCTTTATTTAGACCTGCCACCATGTCCTGATGGTTTACTTCTATCTGTAATGCTAATGTTTCTAAGGTTACTGCCATTGCTTTCTCTTTATACTCTTAGATGGTCTGGCTTCAGGTAATTCGAGAATCTTTTTATTCCTCTCAATACGTTCCTCAACTTGCTCTTTATCGCCTTTGAATTTAAAGTCCCAAATCCATCTAAATTCTTCAGGTGTCATCTGCCAAAACTCAGAAGGTTGTAACTCTAAAATCGTTACAGCTACAGGGAACATAACCTCTGTGTAAGTTTTTACCCTCTTAGAAGTTTTAACGGTTAATTTTTTTTTAAATTATCCGCTTCTTCCTTCTCAGCTTCCTTTGTGATTTTGGAAACAGTTTCTTCACCAACTAAAAGCTCTAATGTAATATTATAGACGTTACCAATATGAACCGTTAAACCGTCCTTCGCTATCATTTTGTAAAGTTGTTCTTCACTGTAGGAAGCATCGGACTGACCGTTATAATAGAAACAGATAACATCGGAAAAGCTAATCTCCTTATTTGTAACTTTCTCTAACAAAGAATAGATTGAACCAACTTGTTTCTCTATTTCACTGATACGTTTAAAATTTAACTCAATGTTAATTTTATCGTTACCTATTTTTACTTCCATATGTCCTCTTAAATGTTATGATGCTGTTATTGTTCCCGAAGTGTTAATAGTTATCGTATACGACAATGCGTTATCCATCTCACCTGTGTACTCAAAAGATGAAATCATCCCCGCAAATTCGTAAGTTTCTCCGGCAGTTGAACCTGGTATAACTAACTGATAATTGTTTATGGTTCCCGCCAACATAGCAGTTCTCTCTGCTAAAATAGTAGCTTCATCTTTAAAAATACCACTAAGGCTAACTGAACCTGCTAATCCATATTTACCTGCAAGTAAGGTTTTAATACCGTCCTCATCATTAGTGGTTATATCTACTTCACCGTTTGAAAAAGATATACCTGTTGAAGTTGCACCCGCTATCGCTGTGAAAACTTCAGGCGAAGCTGCGTCACCTCTTTTTAATATACAATCCCTGCCTTGTTGCGCTACCATTTTGAAAAACTCCTAATCTATTATAAGCTCGAACTCTACTACACTGTGCCAAGTCTTCCCGTCTACTTCTTTGAACGTTGTAGAAATGCCACTATATTGTAATATTACCATAACACCAACGTCAAGGGAAATGTTTTCTTCCTGTCTGTTCAAAGCGTTGTAACATTCTTGCTTTATGGTCATCACTTCTTTAGGACTACTGTTTCTACTATATGCGTGTATCTTTAAGATATGCCTAAGGTTAGCGTCATCTTGCTGACTCCAATCGAAAGATTCCATCTCCATATAGATGTATGGAAAACTAGTTTGCTGTGGTACGTTAGAATAAATCTTAGTACCAACCACGTCTGTTAAATCTGTATACGCAAGTAATCTAGTCGTTACACCTTTTAGTGCCGATAAAGTTGTATCGCTCATTTGCCGTTACCCCTCACACTTCTTTGTATAACCGTTTGAAACTTAACCCTAAGTAGCTCTTGCCAAGCGTGATAAAGGGGTCGCATAAACGGTCTGCCTCCTTTATATAAAGGAGAAAACTCAAGATCGAAAGCGTGGTCAGAATGATTCTGTAAAACACCTATGACCTTATTTTTACGAACCAGTACTTTTTTAGAAAAACTATCGACTAAATCACCCGTATCTGTCTTAGGGAACTCTCCTGGAGCAGAGCGAACACCTTCTGATCCGTCGGATTTAGTATATTTTCTACCTGTCCTAACCCCTGTATCTATTCTCTTTATAGCGTCCTTTTCCATAGCGGGCATCACAGCTCGCATATTCTTAGCTAAATCTAAACGGAGGTCGTCTGACATCTCTTTTAATTGTGAGCGTAGTTTTCTCTTACCTATGACTTTCATTCTAATTGAAGGTTTACCCATTAGTCTGCCTCCACCTCCGGACCATTATCCTGAGCTAATATCTCTTGAAACTCCTCACCGTAGTTTTTCATCGTATTGTCAAAGTTTTTAATATTTAAAATATTAAAAGTTCTACCGTCGAATAAGATACTGTAAGCTGCAAAGTCTTTAACGTTCTTAAAATCCTGATCGAAACGTATAACCATCTTATGTGTAGCCGTAGCCTGTAGTTGGTCGTTTTTATATTGCTCTGCAACGTTAAAGTCTGAAACAGGTTTAACCCACGTCCAAGGTTCTAACACAACCTCCCAACTCATAGTTTGACCACCGTGCGAGTCGCTAGTAAGTATCTGTTTTCTGATAGTTATTATCTCATTAGCTTCCTGAGCAAAATCACAACATTTAAACGCCATATTAAATCTTCATCACTTTGAAAGGTGACAGCAGGGCTTTAGCTGTCGGGCTAAATACTGTTGAACCTGAGCAAGCACCTCGGTTATTATATAAAAATATTGCTTCTTCTTGTATTGCTGTCCTTATCTGCCTCGGCACATCTGAAGCATTACTACCGTAACCCGCTACAAACTGTATCTCTATGCCGTCTTTAACCCTATCGAAAGTCGGCCAAGTGTCTGACTCCCTTAAAGTTATACTACCCGGTCTAGCGGAAGGTCCAGAATAAGTTGAGACGTAATAACTTGAAGAAGAAAAGGTTGTAGCTAAATCAGAATCATCATAGGTTTTAAGATGCGTTACACTTTGTAAAGGGGCTTGAGGTATCTCAATACAATTAGGTTCAATGAGATTCCTAATAATATTGTCACCCGGACCAGTCCACCAAGGGTAGTTTTCACTATAACCTGTGAAGCTATCCATAAACATTTGCCAAGTTTGAGTCATAAAGGCTCTACGTGTGAACGCTTCTGCGTTTATCCTAGCTACCGTAATATAAGATTCAATAAGAGAATCATCCCTACTGTGGCTTATACGTAGGGCATGTTTAACCTCGTTAACCTGTATAGGCTCTTTACTAGGGGCTGTAACTAAACTTAACGAATAATTCATATCTAACCTCTAAATTTAGCCCAAAGGTCTAAAGTTGTTGAATCACCGTATGTACCTACGCTAACTGTTTTAACCTGTATATATCTACCTACAACGCCAAAAGTAGCGGTATCGTCACTCAAAGAACCGTCAGTTGCCGTATTGGCCGCCGCATCCGCCTGATCCCCTTTGACGCACAAAGTCTTACCTGCGGAAGATGTTGTAAACGCAAAGCACGCTACATCTATCCAATTAGTGCCGTCAAAAGATGTCTGAACATAAGCTTTACAGCTTGTGCCACCTGAGCCATGTGTAAAATTAGCCCAAAGGCTCATACCCTGCACGTCTTCGTGAACTTCACCATATGTATCTGTAACTGTCCCTGCCGCAGTAATAACCCGACTATCAACTAGTTTAACTGTTCTACTCATTTTATTTCTCCTATATGTAAACTATACACGACATTTATGTAATGTAAATGATTAATTAATCTGACCACCTTTAATGAAAACTAAAGCTAATAATCCAGATACAACTAATGTTATAACAACCCCTACCGCCTTTTGTGCCATTGGACCATATATGGACTTCTGACCTTCATCTTTAATCACATGGTTTTTTATGATGTCTATATCTTTACCCATCATATCTAGACCTCTCTCCATACGATCTACGGATTTCTCCAAGTTACCCACCTGAGAAGATGTCCTCTGTAAGACGTTAGCGTGCTCATGTTTACTTTTTCTAAGTTGTTTTATCTCCGAGGAATGGTCTTTTTGAATTTCAACGCTCGCTAAAGCATTTGCCTCAAGTTTAGCAATAGATATCGCCCCATCTTTGTCCGAACGTTTCAACTCATCAATATCCTCTAAGATGTTTTTTATTTCCTCTGTCATTATGACCCCATCACATTATCAATATTAGCTTTTAACACATCTATAACTTCGCCTATAGCAGCATTTGATACACCGTTTACATTGTTGGCGTAACCTGCCGCTGGTCCATCCGAAAATTCAACCACTTCATACGGGATAGACATTGTGGTACCTGTAGTACCTTTTTTAAATCTTATAGCTGTAGCAGTATCAATTTCCGCTGTAAAAAACTGGTCTTCTGGATTCAAGCTCACATCACCACAATTTGCACCTAGGCATTGCACAAACGATTTACTAGTATCCACCGATGTGATTGCCGTTATAGAATTTGCGCTAGAACTAACAAACGTATAAGTTCCACGCTGTATTGATTCAATATAATCAGAGTTCCATTCAACAACCGTTCCTACTATTTTGGGAGCATAAGCCGCATCAGCGGTATCAATCGTAGCTGTTACTGTGGTTGAGTTGGTCAGTTCTACTTTAGGTAAGTGGTCTGGTCTTGAAAACCTATCGCTTGTGCTTGTGGGTCTTAGTCCTCCTGCAAATATACAGGATTGACCAGTTACTACGGATGTTATAGTTGCTGTGTTACTTGTTCCCGAGGCGATTGTTATATCAAATTCTTGCACCGAATCTACCACCCCACTTGCAAACTCTATCACAGTGTAGTAAAGAGTGGCGTTACTACTGCCGAACAATAAACTATTAGTTGCCGTCACGGTCGTAGAATTAGTTAACGATAAAGTGTGAATCCCACTGAATATATCATTACCAGTGTCATCTGACTTTTGCCCCTGATGTATGACAACCGAGCGACTTGTATTAACCGATGTTATCGTATCCGTTCCACTACTTGAGCTAGTGGCTATGGTACCAGATTGTATAGAGTCTATTACACTAGAATCAAACTCTATTACAGTTGCTACAACCGTTGCGGCTTGGTTGCTCGTATCACGATACGCAGTTACCGTGGTAGAATTTGTTAACTCTACACCAAATAGGATGTGGTCTCCAGCGTCTATGGTTGAGGTCTGACGTTGACCACCATAAAAGGCATAGCTAAATAGCACTATGGAATTAGCAGTTGTAACGGATGATATTGTAGCTGTTCCAGAGGTGGAGCCACTTCCAACTGATATTTCAACTTCCTGTATGCTTGATATTACAGCCATCTAATCCTCTATCATTTCGGCTCGCAAATCCTTGATAGCGTTCTGCAAGGTCAAACGAGTTCCCTCACTTGTTATCAAGTGTTTAACGACTTTTTGTAAGCTCCATTCCTTTTCGAAAGCCCTCCAAGGTGTTATAGGTCTATCTATAATATTACCAGTTGCAATGTCGATTTTCTTATCTTCAAGGTCTATGTTGTCATTAACTTCAACTTGTAAAATTGGCATATCATCAGACACGGAAGCAGCCAATTGATATATATTACCATCTTTATCTTTCAATATTTTACCAGAAGTGACAGCCTTGATTCTACCTGTTGTCTTGTTATATTGTATATACTTTTTCATAATATCCTCTACGCTACTGTTACCCAAGCTCCGCTTGGTAAGAAATATACTACATCCGCACTTACTGCATAACCAACCACACGAACAACGTCCGCTGTACCACTTGGAGCTGTTGCAGTAATAGAACCCGCTGTTGTGCTAACATATAACTCATCGCCAGTAGTCCAGTTCCATGTATCATCACGAACAAATGAGCCTGACAAAGCTACCTTCATTGGATTAGTGTCTGTTCCAGCTTCTAATGCTATCGCCAACATACCTACGCTTGTACTCTCTGCGTCAGCATCCGCCAAAGCCCATTCACCGTCTGTCGCAAGATAACATAACTGAAATTTCGCTACTGTAACACCTGCGTTAATAGAATCGGTAGTTGGTCCGTTTGCTGTTTCGTCTGTAT